AGTGGGCCTTGGCGTCAATCACGCAGTAGAGTTCCTCCGAGTCGGTATCCACGTCGTTCGACAGCAGGATTTCCTGAGCCGCGCGCAGTTTGGCCACGTTCAGGCGGGAGGCCGCGCCACCCGTGTTCACGCCGACCACCTGGGACGACGGGAGCGCGGTGCTGGTGGTGCCGGACTTGCCGGTGAAGTTGGCGTTGATAAGGCCGTCCAGGATCGTGCGATCCTTGCGGCGGTTCATCGCGGACACGGCGGACATGGCCATGACGTTCTTCGGATCAACCATCATCCGCATCAGGTCATTCTTGTCCATCAACTGGTTGAGGTCCCAGTTGGTCGGGAACACCCAGCGGCGGTCAAACGCGGCATCGGTGCGGGGCATCGGTTCGAAGCGGCTGGCGTTCTCCGAGACTTCGATCAGGCCGATCTGGTCAACGGGGGAAGCCTGCTCGCCGTAGTGGCCACCACCAACGGTGACGGCGGACGACAGCTTGGACTGCTTCTGCTGCGACAGCATCTCGATGGTGCTGGCGAATTCCTGGACGTACAGGGTCGGGCTATTCACGCTCATGGGTTTACTCCGAAAGAATCAAGGGATGATTCGCTTCGGGTTTGCCCGGTGACCTGGACCCTACGCTTCCCGCTGCGTGCGGGCGACGGGCAGACTTGCCTGCCGGTCAGGCCCGCCGCAATCGCGGTTGTGGGCCAGTTACGGCGCAGCCTACTCCGCTACGCCGTAACCTGCAATACCCTACTGCTGGGACGCCCGGAGTATCTCGTTCAGGCGCTTGAACTCGCTGCGGGCGTCAACGTCACCACGCTCCCAACGCTGGAACCAATCGGCATCGCCCATGCGTTCCTTGAGGCGAACCTTGGCCGCTTCGGGCGACATTTGCTGGTTGTCCGGGTTGGTATCGCCGTCAATCCGGCGAGCCTCGCCCATCTTGCTGCCGATGTACGCCTGGAGCTTGTAGTACCCGGCAGGGTCCGCCGCGCGCCACGCATCCACCGAATCCTGCGACAGCCCGGTTTCGTTCATCACCGACTGTTCCGCGCGCTGGGCCAGCGCCATAGAGGTTTCGTAGTTGCCGCCCCAGTCCGCACGCAACGACGCCAGGGCGTCCGACTGCCGTTGCTTGTCCGCCAGTTCAGCGGCTTCGATCGCCGTCTTGCTGTAGCCGTTTGTCGCGTCCTGCAACGCCTTGAGCATGTGCTTGGGAACGCCAGCTTCCTTGGCCACCTTTGCGATGACTTGCGCGTAGTCGTCCGAAAAACCCTCCGGCACGGACAGTTCATAGTCCTCCGGCTTCTCAGGCGCAGCCATGCCGAGCTTGGCCTTGATGTCGCCCCATGCGGGGTCGTCCAGCTTCTCAGGCAACTTCAGCAGTCGCTCAGGCGGAACGCCCATGTGCGACTCCAGGTGCTTGTAGGACTGCAACGCCTTGTCGGGGCTGTCCCACTTCTTGAGTTCGGCCAAGCCGCGAAGGTCAGGGTCCGCGATCTTCGAATACCACGGGTCAGTGCCTCCGTTATCGGCGGGTGCCGGCGGGGTCTGGTCAGTCATGCGCTTCCTCCATCATATTGAGAATCTGGTCGTCGCTCAGGCGCAAGCGGCGTTGAATGTGCAGGTACACCTGTCTCCGTCCTTCCGCAATCAACATTGCGTTGACATCAACTTCCCGCTGCACCGGGGAAACCTTGGCCGTTGACTTGTACGCACCACAGAACTGGCCGATGTCGCGCAACACCGCAACGCCCGCCGCCGTGTAGTCGCCACCGTGCGCCTTGAACACCGCGTCATAGTCGCGCTTGCGCCGAAGCCAAAAGCGCATCCTTTCCGTGATCTGGTCGAACTTACCCACCCATGCCTCCCAGCAGCGAGGCCGTGGGGTTCGCGCCGGAAATCTGCTGAGCGCGCGCCAAGTCCAGGGCCGTCTTGCCAGCCACCGGAGCCGCCGCAAGCAACTGTTCCATCTGCGCCTGCTGATCCTCCGCCGCCTTGACCGCCTCCATTTCTTCCACACTGTTCAGCACGTCATACGGCGCGCCATTGATTTCAGCCAGTCGCGCAGCCACGCGCATCGGGTTGAACACCTTGAACACACCAGGGTCCACCTGCGCCCACGGCGTCAGTTGTTCGAAGGTCTGCATGATGCCGGTGGACTCCGACGCGCGCTGCATACGGTTCAGCGGCGACGTATACTTGATGTCCAGTTCACCGCCGGCCTCCGCAAGTTCAGGCGGCATGTCGTCCATGATCCCCGGAATCTGGAACAGGATGTCCAGTTCGCGTTCGATCAGCGGCCCAAGGTATGCGGTCTGCTGGCGGCCCAGCGGCGGCCCCAGCAACTCGCCCTTCTCCTGCGCGCGGAGCAACGCTTCCGTCGCCGTCATGCGCGGGTTCTCGACAAGAATCTGGAACAGCGTCACGAAGAACGCATCGTTGATGACGGCGCGCGAGTCCTGGATCATTTCAAGACCCAGCGGCATGTTCGCGCCCGTCTGCAACGGCATCACGCGAGCGTTACCCATCGCGTCCACGCCGCCGAAGTTAAGCGCGCCAGCCCGGAGATTGAACGATTCCAGGACATCTTCTTCCGGCATCAGCAGCGGCGGATCAACCGCGCGCTGGCCCGCACGCAGCAGGGTTTTCTGCTGCTCGTTGATCGTGTTCAGCGTCGGCAGGATTTTCGATGCCGGCCCACGGCCATACGTTTCGCCCGGTGCGGTGGAATACATGGAGTAGATGTACGGCATGACGCGGTAGCCGCCTTCCTCCAGCACCATGTCCGCGTACCCGCACGCAACGTAGTACGAGCCGTAGCGCATACCCTTGGCATCCCGGCGCTCAGGATCGTAGTCCCGGCGAGCCTTCACGCAATGCAGGAAGTCAAACCGAACCTCGTCCTTCGCCTCACGGATGGGCTTCGGCAGCACGGAGAACATTTGCCGCGCCTGCCTCGCCGTCATGGAGAACTTGCGATGCACCGCTGCGGGCAGTCCGGTGTAGTCCGGCGAAGTCCACACATGGCCAACGAAGTCGCACCGATAGCGGAACGTTCGGCCAGGGATGTCATCAAGGAACGTGCAGCCGTTGCCGTAGGCAAACAGGGAACGGTAATGCTCCGACGACGCGCCGACGAAGCCAGCGGACGGAGCGTAGCGAGCGCGGAACAACTTGCGCGTCAGTTCCTCGCACCACGCCATGACCTTGAAGTTCTTGCGGAGCGAGTCGTCCAGCGGCTCCAGGCCATGCCACGTCTGCGTGCGTGGGGTCAAAACGGACTCCATTGCCGCCGTCGCTTTCTCAAGCGCCAACTGGCCCGTGGAGTCAAACTGCTGCCGGTCCCGTCGCTCGCCCTGCCAAGGGTTCTGGCGGAGGAACAGGGCGTTGTCCGGGTCAATCAGTTCCGCAATGCGCTGCCACGTGGAGTCGAAGTTGTATCGCTCCGCTTCCATAGCAGACTGCGATTGCATGATAGCTGCGGCGAGTTCGCTACTCATTCGGTTTCCTTCACTTTCTCAACCACGAACACCACCATGCCAGCCAGGAGTATCACCAGCCCGATCAGCATGTTCATCAAAACGAACACGCCAACCCCGGTAGCCAATACCCCGGGAGCGAACTTCACTACTGCCCCGTCAACTGCTTGGTCGCCACCGAAGGCGCTGCCGACTTGGTTTTCCCCGCAAGCACATACGGCCCGCGACCACGGCGACGACGCACGCGCATTTCATCTTCCGCCCGAACCGCCGCCTGATCCACCGTGGGGACCGGGGGCGGGGCCACCGGCGTCGGAGCCTTGGGAATCTTCGGCTTCATGAAACTCATACCCACCTCCATCGGTTCACGGGCACACTATACACCTTCCGCGTACTTTGCCACCCGGCTTTCCCCGGCCAGTACCCCGGACCCAGGCGGCGCGCCAAACTTCCCGCCGCGCTCCTTCATCGGCCTATGCCCCACGGCCACCGTCCGCAGCCCGTCCGCGATGTTCGAAGCCCAGTCGTGAAGCGGCTTGTCATCGAACCGCTGGGCCGACTCGTTCCACTTGCGCCGGTACATCCGCAGGCCATTGAGCGCCCTAGTCATCCGCGCCCGCGCCTCGTCCCTAGTCTCGCCAGGGAACGGCTCAGGCTCCGTGTTCACCACCGCCGTTGCCAGGAAGATGCGGGTCTGGTTAATCGAAGCCACCAAGTCCTTGGTCACCGGCACCACTTCGTTCTTCATCCCAAGCCGCCGCATTTGTTCGGCAATGGACCCCGCCATACCCAGCCGGTTATGCCCGCCGTCGTGCGGCAACAACCCCCGGCCATAGGTATACGGCAAACTGTTCAGCCGGTTGACGTACCAGCCAATCTCGTCCACGCCCGACCCTTCGAAGAAGTTAATCAGGCGGGTCTTGCCGCCGATGTCCTGCCAGAACCAGAACGTCGTGCTGTCCGACATCCCCAGGTCCGAACCCCAGCCCACCGGGTATCGTGGGTCCCAAGGGTAAGCACCGACCCGTTCCTCTTTCTCCATCCGGGTAATGATTTCACCGAAGTACGAACCCGGAAGCGCCGCATCAAACGAGCAATAGTATTCCTGCTCGACAATAGCCCGAGCCTCCGCCTCGCCGCGCTCCGCAGCCAACTCACGCCGCTCCCGGTCAATGATGTCGGCGCTAATCGCCCCCGTGTCCTCCACGCTCAACGTCTGCGCGAACCACTCCGCATCGCCCAGCGCATACCGGTGCATCTTCGCAAAGTGGTTCTGGCCGCGCGGCGTGGAAATGAACATCGCCCACCCGCCGTTGTTGGCCAGGATGGGCCTCAAGAAAGCCCACGAAGCGGGGTCAGCCAAGGCGTACTCCGACGCCACCAGCCCAATAGGCGGGCTACCCACCAGCGCGTTGTAGTTATCCGACCCCACGGCCTGCCAAGTAGCGCCGTTCTTGAACCGGATGAACATTTCGTGTTCGCGAGTCACCTCACGAAGCTCGACAGGAAACGCTTGGTCAATACGCCGAACGCCAGTACGCTCGTCCACGGCATCCCAAATAGCCTTTCGAACCTGATTAGCCTGGGGAAGCATGTGCCAGTAAGTGCCGGGCCGCTGCATCATGGCCACCATCGCGGCGTTCAAAGCAAAGTCGTCCTTGCCCGCGCGTCGGTGCCATGCCAGCGAGAACCGCTTAACCCCCGACTCAAACGCCTTCCACGCACTAAGCTGATAACTACGCGGCGCCCAGTTGTTCGGGACGCTTATCTCCGTCCGGCCACCCGCCGCAGGTTTTCCACGGGCCATTACTTCTTCCGTCCGCGATGGTTTGGCGCGCGTACCGAATCAGCGATCTTCTGAGCATCGCGCTTCTTGGCCGCCGCCACCCCAGGACTATCTTTCGCCCGAAGCATCCGGTCCAACGCCTTCGCGTCAGCATGCCCCCTGGTCATTTCTTTTTCCCCTTCGCAGGAACGCGCGGCTGTCGAGCCCCCAAGTTATCATTCAACGGATGCCCCTGCCGACGACGCAAATCCTTCGCGTCCCTATCACGTTCACGCTGGCTACGTTTGTCCGACATAAAAACTCCGTCAGTCGTTAGAGAACTTCTGGATCGTCACCGTGATGCCTTGGGCCACGTTTATCTCGCCGTCAGCACCCTTCGCAATCCGCCGATCATAAGACCCCGCCACCGCCAACGCCGCCCTACTCCGTGCCGGGTCCGCATCCGCATCACGAATTATCTCCGCCGCCTCGTCGCGCAATACCTCGCCGCACGACTCCACGGCTTTCGCTAGCATCGTACCAAACTCCGGCACCAACTCCGCCCACCATTTCACCACCGACCTACGCGGCATCCCAGGCGTCCGGCAAATAGCCAGCAAAGTCTCCCCCTCCCACAGCCGCGCCAAAACCTCCGCCGCCTGCTCAGCCACAAACCCCGGACACTGGGACTCCAGTCGAATGATCTTCAACGCCTCCCTCGTCGGGGAACCGTCCCATCGGAACTCCAGCGGCTCAGGATCAGGGACCGGTGGAGCGATGGACTCCAGGTGGGCGACCATGTGTGTCACTTGTGACGTTGGGGCCAAAAGTGACAAGGGCGGGTTTGGGGGGCTAGTAACAACGGCGTCGCGGACATTTGGGGCCCTACCCCCCTCGGGCATCAGGTCCAGGTCAACGGGGGTAGGGGTCTCGGTCATGGGCGCAAGCCTAGCGCGATCATCCTATCCATGCAACGCGCAGCCCACGCAAGGCCCATTGTCCTACATGAACGGACTTTACATAATGGGTGTTATGCGCACTGGCCTTAGTAATCAATGACTTACACGCGCGGCATGTGAAGGCCGACCATACTTAGCGCCATAGCTGGGACGCTGGCCACGGTAGCGCCAGCCATTGTTGCGCCAATGGCGCTAATAGGTGGGCGACAGCGTAGAACGGCCCACAAGCGCACGGATCACCTGACAGGCCCACGGATTGCCCGTTGGCCACGTTGCCGCGTCTGGCGCTCGCTGGCATCGATCTAGGCCCGTTGGCCGTTGGTAGCTGAGCCAGGGGGAAGTGTTGGCAGGGTGAAGCTGGCGCTGGGGATTGTTGCGATTGTTACCGGGCCGTGGGCGCTGGCCGGTTTGTTGGCATTGTTACCGGGATTTGCCTAAGAGAGATTTAAATTTATATAGAGAGAGAGAGAAAAAGTTGATACTTTCCCGTACAGGTAACAAAACCAACAAAGCACCCAAAACTTAAGCCATTTCGTTCAGGAAGGGCTATATAGGTGTAACATTTGCAACAAATGGTTGTTGCAATTGTTACTGGGAACTGTGGGTTGGCTGTTCCGGTAACATTGGTAACAATCGTTCTATTGGCGTTGGTCTTGTGTCCCAAAAATAGAACGGCTGGACCCCTTGACGGCGTGACAAGTGACGGGGTAAAGTCTGTCCACGGTCACTCCTGGCCGGAACTTAGGGACCGCTGATATGACCATCCTCCAGACACTTGATGAAGCTGCTGGCCACCTGGCAGGGGACCGCGTGCTGTTCAGCGTGGAACGTGAAGAATTGGCCGTTTTTGTTGTGGAAGCCCGCGCAGCCGTGGCCGAGTTGGTGGAGGCGCTTTCTGGCCTGCCGGACGATGTTGACATGGTGGACTGCAACCCGGAGGAGCCTCAGGCGTTTTTCTGCTGCGGCGCGCGGACCAGTATCAATCACGGGCGCATGACCCACGCCCAAGGCTGCTGGTATTCAAAGACCCGCGCCGCACTCGCCAAGTTCGGCGGTGAAAAGTGACCGCCTACATGCTCGCCAGCGACTACCGCAAGCTGGCTTACGATTCCCGCATCGCCTACACGCGGCCTATGGTCTGGCGGATCGACGCGCCACGGGCTATCGTCTCGGGCCGGATGCAGTCATGGGCCGAACGGCTGAACCGGATGATCTTTGCCAGCCGTTCGTGGGCTGGCATGGAAACGATCGAGCGCCGGCAGGCTAAATTGCTGGCCAATCGGCGCGTCCGGTGTGAAGTGTACGAAGCCAACAATCGCTAACCAACCCACGGCAATTTCGCCGGGGTTAAATAAAGGGAAATGATATGAAAATGACCGTCAACGAATCCAAATTCATCAGCGCCTTCATGGCGATCCGTCCTGAACAGTTCAGCCGTCCGGCGCTATCGGCCCTGTTCGACTACTTGGAAGAACTGGAGCAAGACGCGGGCGAGGAAATGGAACTGGACGTTATCGCGTTGTGCTGTGATTGGAGCGAGTACGAAACCGTACAAGAAGCGGCCAGCGTGTACGGCTGGGAAGCCCCGGAGCGGGGCGACGATGAATCCGGCCATGAAATGGCGCTGGAATGGCTGGAGGACCGCACCCAAGTTATCCAGGTTGATAGCGGCGGCGTGTTGATCCTCCAGTTCTAACGCCACCTGTCCAAGCCCGTTTGATCCTAAGCGGGCTTTGGCGGCAATGGTGCCGGGTTCAATCTAACGCAAGGGGAAGTGTATGAACGGGAAAATTGATGTGCTATCGGTGCTGGAGTCTGATGCGCGCTGGGCTGATGATTGCCGCGTATCTCATGAGGGGTTGGAAAGTTGCAGCAATGAATCGGATTACGCCCGCAACGCCGTGGCGGAATTGGTGGCAGCTGCGGTCAATGCCCGCTACTCGCTGGCATGGCACAAGAAGCAAGGCCATTTTGTCGGGATGGACGGCAAGTTCCTGGACGACCTGGACGCGGCCCTTGCGCGGTTCGGGGGTGGGAAGTGAGCAACGTATCCGTAAAAATCACATGCAAGGACGGCCGCGACCTGTACGTTAAGGGCAAGCCGTTTGACGTTTCCGGGCATCGTTTTGTGGCGCATAAATCCATCCGTGGCAATGTCAGGCACAACGGATGGAGTGTGACATGCGCAGAAACCGGCCTTTCGCTTGGCGTCGGCTGGGACACACAGAAAGCAGCGATTGATGGATCGTATGTAATCGCCACGCGCATAGACAACCGACAGGGGCCTGGCGCGTTCGATTCGCAAATGCGCATGATCAAGGACGGTGCCAAGTGAAGCCCCTAACCCCCGCCCAGCGCCAGAAACGCCACAGGGACACGGGCCGTAGCATAACCGTGGTGTTGACCTGTCCCGTTGCGATAGCGGCCCTAGAGTCTATCCAGCGCATTGTAGGCGGCAGCACAAAGGCAGCGATTGAGTCGGCCTTGCGGGCCGCTAGGCTGGACGCCGATGATGGACCACCTATCACGGTGCGAATCTTGCCCCCGCCCGGCTAAACCCTGGCCAACCCCTGAACGAAAACAGCCCCGCATTGCGGGGCTTTCTTTTGTGCATAACTCGGGGGATAACTTCTAATCCGTCCGAATGTGAGGTCGGCAAAATTAATCAGCCCTTTTTGGCCTCACGCAACTCGGCCAGGATAGTGCTTGCCGCCGCCCGCGTTTTCTTCACCGCAGCGGAGCGCGCGGCGAACAAGGCACCCACTTGCGGGTTTATGGTCCACGCCTTCACTTTCTTTGCCGCATCGCCGGGAATAAGCCAGCCCGCCTGTTCAAGCGCCGCAATGGCCTGATTCTGCGCCCAGTCCGGGGCCGCGCGCCAGGAGCCGCAGCCGTGGGTGATGTCGCGGCGCGTGATGCGCGAAAGTGAGGTCGCCAAAATGAACTCGCCCACGCGCTTGGCGAGGTTAAAGCCTTCCGATGCGTTGCCCATGATGTCGGCGTAGAACGCGTAGGCGTTGGGGAACAGGTAGCGCCGCATGAAATCAGCCACGCGCCTTGCCGTCGCCTCGGTGATGGGAAGTGAGGTCGGGTACTTTCTCGACGCCGCGCAGGACATGACGTGGAAAGTGAGGCACAGGCGCGGGAACAATCCCTCGTACTTGGCCACGGCGGAACGGAGCATCGAAGGCAGGCCGTCGGAGGCCACGATGGTCACGCGCCAGTCGTCCATTTCACGGCGGATGGCGTCAGCGCCAGGGGACATCGAAACAATGGCCGTCGTGG